TTTATGAGCCTTTTTGCACCAGTCGGAGCCGATCCATTGGCAAATCCCCCACACCCACCATCCGGCGATCTTCGGGTCGTAGTAATCCGGGTCGGTTTTTAGCCGCTCAACATGTCCCAGACCCTCATTGATCAGCCATTGATGTCGAGCGTGCAAGTCGCATTCATTGACCGGCCAGTCAGCGTAGTATGCCACCTCGTCAGGCGATCGGCTCAGTGCGCGCCAGAAGTTGGCGACCATCCCATTCAGATCGTTTACCGTTTCGATTCGCGTGTCTTGGAATGGCCAGTGGGGACGGCCCAACAATACCGCGCCCGAGCCGAAAAACGGCTCAACATAGTTTTTCACGTCGCCGAATCGCTCCCACACCAGGGATGCGATACGGCTCTTGCCGCCAAAGTAAGGGAATGGCGACTGCAACGGCTTATTACTCATCTTGCCCTCTTGCTTTGAGATTATTTCATGGCCCGTTCCCAGGTGGTCATGCGATTGCCCTTGGATCGAGACTGCTTGTTTTTGCCCTCTTTGTTTTGTTATCTTAGCCAACGTTGCTCTCTCTACAAGCGCTGTGAGGAGTGGTTGCCGTGAAACCCGAAGCCGCTACCTCTCTGCGAGCGAGAGCGAGCAGAGGGTAGCGGTAGTTCACCCGGCCTGGATTCGAACCAAGACAAAGAGAACCAAAAAAATTTTTTTTTCATTGACTACCCGCTTCGTGTATATACTCTCTAGGTAGACCGATTGCGGTCCGCAAATTCCTCTCGACCCTGAGCGAAGAGGAATTTTGTCGGGCGGCAAAATATGTTACTAATTTCTATCGATGAAGCATAAATCAATTCCGATGCGTTCCAATGTCACTACAAGCGCTTCCTATTCCTCGCAAATTGTATTACAGTAATAACCCCATTCAATCGCCCCGACACGGAGAATAAAACGTGAAAAAAGAAAGCGTCGACCTACTGCGCAAAACGATTTGCGCCAACCTAAGCGAGTCGGATTTTCGATTATTCCTGCACGTCTGCGAAACGGCCGGCCTTGATCCATTCACTAGGCAAATATACGCTGTAATGCGATATGACGCCGTTACTGGAAGGGATGTTATGTCGATTCAGGTTGGCATCGATGGGTTGCGGCTCATCGCTTCTCGTAGTGGCGAACTCGATGGTCATGACGGGCCATATTGGGCCGGAACCGATGGCGTGTGGAAAGACGCTTGGTTACCATTGACACCGCCCTCGGCCTGCAAAATATCCATCTACAGGAAGGGAACCAAATACCCGTTTACAGGAATCGCTCGATTCGATTCGTATGCACAGCGAAAACGAGACGGTCAGTTAGCAAATTTTTGGGCGAGAATGCCGGACGTGATGTTGGCAAAAGTCGCCGAGGCGATGGCATTACGCAAGGCATTCCCCGCCGAAATGTCAGCGTTGTATATCGATGAGGAAATGACGCTGAATCCTGAGTTAATCGAGGAAGTGAAGCCGGCTAGCAACGCATCAACGAAACAAAATCTATTGATGGAATTGGTCACGAAAAAAGGAATCGACATGAATAAACTACTCAATTGGGCCGGTGTCAATTCAATCGAGGAAATGAGCGAGGAAAAATTGGATCGCGCAATTGAGTTTGCTAGCAAAAAAGAGGGCGTGACCGTGTCAACCACCCCCGACTGAAGTCGGGGGCTTGCGAAGACCCGCAAGCCAAGCGGGTCAAGCACCCAAATATGGTGTTGCCTATGTGGGAGGATGCCTTAAGGATCGTATCAGTCTTCATCGGATCACTGACGGGGTGAGGTTATGCCAGAACGCCAAGCCGTCTGATTGTGAGTTTCTGGCATTCAACTCTTGGAGGACGCGGCTCCTCCCCTGTCTAAAGACAGGGGTTTCCGCCGCGTGAATGTTTATGAAAAAATTCTATTGTTCGCAATGCTCTGACGATTGGTATAATTTGCGAAAGGGAATTCCAACTGCATCGCAATTCCATCGGATAATTACAAGTAAAATGGAATATGCGACTATTGCATCCGCTCGGTATATTCATGATCTAATCAACGAATCAAAAAATCTTTATAGGTCGCCAGCGATGCAATATGGCATCGATACAGAGTCAGAAGCCCGCAAATGGTTAGAATTGGTTCTCGACAAAAGCGTTAGCGAAATCGGCTTTATTCTCAGCGATTGTGAGCGTTTTGGATGCTCGCCAGACGGCCTAATAGATGGCGAGGAAATTGGAGTCGAGATAAAATGCCCGCAGAGAGAAGCGCATAGTAAATTCCTAGACGGTCAACCTATCCCGCACGCTTACTACGCTCAGATTCAAGGGTCGTTACTGATCACGGGCTACGAAAAATGGTATTTCCTTTCGTATCGACATGATATGCCGCACGAACTCAGAGTCGTGCATCGAGACGAGGCGTTCATTCAGAAACTAAAACAGTTTTTAGATTATTTCAACGAGGAACTAAACAGAGCGAGGATCGAACTATGCCAAGAAAGCGGATCGTAAAAGCGAATTGCCTAAATTGTCAGGCGTTCACGTTGACCTATCGGCGTGGCTTGTGCAAAAAATGTTATGACGTGAAAACGGTGCGGGTCAATTTCATCCCGAAAAGGGCGCCAGCCGTTCGCGATATGATTTGCGCAGTATGCCACAATTTGCGTAGTAGGGTATCCCACACGAATGACATATGCCGTTCCTGCCGTCGTGCTATAAGCGAATCCAAGCCGATAGTAGACGACACGATAGACCTGCCACTAGCACCGATCCCAACATGCGAGACGCCCGGCACAAAAGAAAAAATCGAGATAATGGCCAAAAGGGCCGAGAATGGTTACGCCGTGTTCCATCCTCGGGATAAAACTATCCGTGAATGGTTAGCGGAGAACCCAACGTGACGATCCATGAAATTCTATCACGACTCACAGCGGTCAGAGTAACAGGCGAGAAAAAATGGGTCGCAAAATGTCCAGCACACGATGACGATAAACCTAGTTTATCTATCGCTCAAACAGATAAAAAAGTATTGATTCATTGCTTCGCTGGATGCTCAACCGAGCAAGTCGTTCAAGCGTTAGGTATTCGATTGAGCGATTTGAATCTCGATAACTCTCAGAGATACTACACGCTACAACATTGCGTTGATAGTTATCGCAAGAAGCTCGGTGAACCTAATGCCATATACTACTATCGCAATAGGTCAAACGATGTTGTGGGCGTTGTTATTCGCTGGGAAACGAGCAAGGGGAAAGAGATTCGTCCAGCATCTTTATCGAGCGGCTCTTGGATGATGCAAGCGATGAGCGAACCGAGACCGTTGTATAACCTACCAAAAATACTCTCAGCGGATCAGAGCGAAACTATATGGGTCGTTGAAGGCGAGAAATGCGCTGACGCACTCAACCAACTAGGTTTTATTGCAACGACTTCCTCGGGCGGTGCTAATGCCGCATTGAAAAGCGATTGGTCGCCTCTTTATGGCCGCAATGTTGTCCTCGTTCCTGATAATGACAACGCTGGCGAAAAATATGTTACAGAGATAAATTCCAAACTATCTAGTAATAATGCAAACGTTAAAATAGTTCGCCTTGAAGGCGTTCCAGAAAGTGGCGATGTCGTCGATTGGCTTGCTATTCATGCCAGCGAAGATTGTCGTGCAAAATTGCAGGAAATTGCAGGCGTGACGAATCTGCAAAAATCCAAGACGCCCACAATTATCGAGAATGCTATACGACAGATTGAAGCGATTGTCGAATCAGAAAACGAGGGCGAAGACGCATCAGTTTACGACGACATTCTCTCGTATCAGAATTTCCCTACTGCACTACTCCCGTCAATAGTTCGCGACTATGTCAACGAATCTAGTAGCATTACAGGAAGCGATCCGGTATATACTATTCTGCCGCTTTTCTCTGTCCTCTCAGCGACTATAGGCAAGTCCGCTTGTGTTAGGATCAATTCATCGTGGATAGTATGGCCCGTAGTATGGACGATGATAATTGGAGAGAGCGGCACAATGAAAACGGTCGCAAAAAAAAGAGCGCTTGAACCACTACGCAACCTCCAATCGATTTTTTTTGCCGAATACGAAGAGGCGTTGCAGGAATACCAAGAACAAGCGAAAAACGACCAAACTGGATCGCTCAAGCCGCCAATACCTAGGCAAATAATTATCAACGACATCACGACCGAGGCGATTATCCCAGCGATTAAAGATAACGCAAACGGCTTGCTACTAGAGCGAGATGAACTCGACGGCTGGATCAAATCATTCGATAGGTATGCTCGCTCTGGCGGCTCAGATTTATCAGCGTGGTTATCTATTTTTTCCTGCGAACCGATCACGGTAAACAGGAAGACGCAGCGAGTATTGCATGTCGAAAGCCCGTTTGTTTCAGTAACTGGCAGCATTCAGCCGGCGATACTTAGAGAAACGTTCTCGTCAAAAAAATCTCTAATTTCTAGCGGGCTTTTCGCTCGTTTTCTTTTTGCCTACCCGCCCAAAAAAAAGAAGCGACTAGTAGTGGAGGAACCTAACTATGAAAGGTCGGCTCAATTGAGCGACTTCATCGCTGACTATGTAATGAATAAACGTAATAACAAATTTCAATACGTTTTCACAAGAGAAGCCAACAATCGTTGGAATGAATTTTTTAACGAGTTCGCAGAACGGCAATATCGTGCTAGTGGAATACGAGCAACTATACTAGCAAAAATGGAAGAATATATACCGAAAATCGCCTTGATTTACCACGTTTGCTCGAAAGATTCAAATAATCTTTCGATCGATATAGATTCGTTAGATTCAGCGATCGATACTTGCAATTGGTTGATCCGCGAAGGCGAAAGAATCATCACGCTAATTGAGATGGACGAGTCGGAATATGATCTAACAGAGATTATCGAATGCGTTCGCAGACTAGGCGGGCAAGTTACGGCGAGAGATTTACAGCGCAGAATATCCAAAATCAAAAGCTCGGCGGCAGCAATCGTCTATCTGAATGAACTAGCAAAATTGAATATCGGCGAATGGGAAACGATTGGGAAAAAGCGAATATTCAAATTGAGGAAATTCTAGTAATCATTTGACTTTCATTCGTTTCATCACGTTTGCGACACTATATCGCAATGCAGCGACTCGGCTTCCTCTTGTGATCAATCCTCGTTTGAGCAATTTCGAGGCGAGCTTCTCAATTGCGAGTATATCCTCGTCAGAGAACCGGAACGTGTAGACCTTTTTGGTTGATGATTTTTCCATGATTTTAACTCCGTGAATTAGGTTCAATTTGCGACCTCATTGCGCTGGTAAATGGTCGCATCCAAACTAACGTAAATAACTCAGAGAGACTATCTCTCTGTTGTTCATCCTCGAAAACGTATGCAATTATTTTGATGCTTTGATCTATCGCTTTAATTGATCGCGCAACATTCAAAGCGAGTTCGCGACCGATTGCAAAATCAATGATAGCATAGGCAACGTCACCACGTTTAACACGCCCATGAAATGCGTGAGGGTTTACGATATACTCTACGCTAAAATTCCTCATAGCGATGCGTGGCATATCGCTTTCAATTGACGTCAAAACGACTATCTGCTCGTATATGTCAGTAACGACCTGATCTATCAGGATTCGGCCCAAAGCGCCGTGATTTCGGGCAAATTCATAGACGCTTTCTCTAGGCACTCGGCGATCTTTGCCGCATGGAATTCGGAACCCTTTCATTAGGCCGCTATCAATCCATTTCGTGGCCGTTCGTCTAGAGACGCCGAACATTTCGGCTATCTCTCCGGTCGTATATATTGTTTTTTCGAGTGATTTAGGTATTTTGTAGTTGGCCATTCATTCGCTCCGCTCCGTTCGGTTTATGACGATCCTGAGTATATCAAAACGTGTCACCATTTTGCACGATTGTAATGACATTTTGTCGCTGCGGTTGGATGGGAAATCCGAGGGCGTGCAGGAACCCCCGCTCCCGTTGGATGGGAAATCCGAGGGCGTGCAGGAACCCCCGGTCGTGCAGGATTGAATGCTCGACTAATCCTCTAGAACGAGGGCGTCACCATAGCGAAACAGTTTGCGAATAGGTATATTGATCGGTTCCCAAGGTGCGTTCTTTTTTGCGTCTGGAATCGGTTCCCAAGAGAGCGCTCCGGTCGGTCGATGCTTTTTCACTTGATCTACACTACCGCCCCACATCGACGCTTTCTGCGCCATTCTGGACGTGCAACAAACCGTAGAGATTAACTCGTTAGTGTCGTCTCGGAATATGCCACCGCCACTATCGCCGCTTGATACCGAGAGAATGAATCGAGTTTGACCAAACGCATTCGGCTTCTCAGCGACTTCGCCATCCTCACGGTTGCCCGGCTTGTCGACACCGAAACCCTTGTGCCATACTTTCACGCCTACTTCCGGCTCGCGGTCGGCCAATTTTGCACACGGCAAATCAGGGACGCTATCCTCCGTGACTAACCAAGCGACATCGCTCGTTTTGTTTCTCGTTACTACACGAACAGGATAACGCTTGTTGTTCTCGGGCAAAATCATAACGCCACGATCCCCAACATTCTCGATGCAATGCGCAGCCGTCAGAATATCCCAACGTCCGTCAGAACGTCTAGGTGATACTATAGTCGCTGAACATCCTGCGGTACCGAATTGAATTCTCACGATTGCATTTACAGGATCAATCCGCTCTTTTTTGTCAGGCGGCAGCGGTGAAGGCGGCATCGGTGAAGGCGGCATCGGTGAAGGCGGGACCGGCGTACATCCTTCGATAACGACAGATATTCTCGCTTCCTCAACGCTGAGATTATCACCGTCTTTGCTGATTACCAATAGCTCGACCTCATAGGTACCCGGGTGCGCAGAGAATTCCAAAACGCCCCTAGGATTAGTTGCACGATGAACATCTTTCGACGGATAGATTCGCCAGAGTAGAGCGGATTTTGGGTCGACATTCTCTGCACGCAATCTGACTAGAGAATGCGCAGAGTATTTTTTTTCTCCGACGATTTTTACTTGCGAATATGCAGGATTAGGAGCGAGACAAACGAACAGAATAGCTAGCAAAATGAGTCGTTGCATTAGTTTTCATTCCGTGGAATTAAGGCACGCAACACACGAAGTACAATATCATCCGCCGGACTTGATGACGCCCTGACATACTCAGTTAGTAGGTCGGAATGAATCAAATCTCTCAACAACGGGTCTAAATCCGGCAGCGCAGATTTCGCTTGGAACAAACGTCGTAGTAACTCGATCATACTCTCACGCCTCTTAGAATGTCACACGAATAAAAGAATTTTTATATATATCGTATATAAATTGGTTGATCCGTCCCTGAAATAAAAAAACGAAATAGAAAAATCATCGAATCATCTTCTCATTCTGATCGAGTAGGCAAAATTTGCGTTCAATAAACCCTCGGCTTGCAGGATTCCCCGCTGCGGTTGGAGGGGAAATTCGAGGTCGCTTGTGGAATGCGAAACTAGAACCCCAAAATGAGGACGGAAACAGCCGGCTGATCGCCGGGCATATTCAAAAGAATATTAAATTCTACAAACGTTAGACCTATGATCGTGATATTCGCACGAGCAAGAAATGTCGGCGTAATAAACACCGCCGGCGGACCTTGAGTCGCAGGATAGGTAACGCGATAGGTCAACGGCCCTAGGAATTGCAAGTTGCATCCGTTAGTGGATTGTATAGTCGGTGGCGGCCCGTTCCCATTAGTCGAGAAATTGATCCATCGTTGCGTCAAATTCTGAGGCGGTACAGGCGGAGGCGGAGGCGGAGGCGGGCCACCGGTTGCCACTAATGCACCGCCCATAAATGCTAGGCCGGCACCGAGAGGAATTTCCGTACATGCTCCAGTTATCGGGTTAGGATTCCCGAGTAATCTCTCGCCTGTTACGTTCTGGATTTTGGAGTATGTCACAGCATTAGCGGCGATCTTTGGCGTTGTTATAGTGTCATTATCAATCGTCCAAACTGTTCCGCCACTACTAACCGTTATATCGCCTTTGTCTCCTTCACTAACTCCGCCACCGCCTCCGGTCCCAATTTCCCAGCATATGCCGCCGGCAAATTTATTGCCGATCCCGTCTGTTCCTGTAACGCCCTCTTTCGCACTAGTGCCGTTCCCACAAACGAAATTTTGTCTCGCTTGTATTTTGCCATTCGTTGCAAAAATTGCGTTCCTCTCGGTTCCTGCAAAATCCACTAGAGGCGGGATAGTTGGCGGGTTATTTGAACGAACGAACAGGAAATGATATCGATCAAATGAGTCGTCTTGAACACGCAAGCCGATTCCTCGAATTGGTTGAGAATTAAACTCATTCTCGACATAAAAAGAAGCGTATCGCAAAATGTCATCGTATTCATTTCGCAAATGGAACGCTTTCGTTTTCATCTCAACTAGGTCAAACGTGCCTTTTCGTGGAGCCGATAGGAATTCATCAAAAAATTTTAATGCGTTTAATTCGTATCGAACTGCCGCTTTGCTAGTATCGTCATCGATTGTAATTTGCGAATGGAAATTTTTGATACCACGCCCCATATCCTGATTAGCGAGCGAGACTATACCGACTTGCGTTTTAGTGACGTAACGGTTGTTCATTCTCCAATTCGGTTCGCAATTCAAATCGACTAAACAGCGATAAATCTCAGGCGGTCCAGAGTCGGCTAAATCTAAACAGAGAACACGATGCGGGCCGTCTCTTGTGATAATGGCACGATCTGAAATTGGATCAATCGTAATCGCTTGCCCGTGATTGCGAGCAATTAAACTAGAATCGTCACACTGCGCTAAACCTACAGCGACTCCTTTAATGGCCACACGTCCATAAGATTGCGCTGGGATCGGCTCTAATGCGATCCCATTCATGACATAGCTAGGGAATGGCTCGCTCGGTGGCGGGACCGGCAGGCCGACAGTGTCGACAACATCCTCGGGCATCATAGCCGACCAACTAAGCGGCCAAATACTCACGACCCGATTCAGCGAAAAATCTTTCAATCGATCGTCTAGCGTGTGGAATGTTACGCCAGTATAAGGCCGCCAAATATAAACGAAGTTTGATATGTCAATATCTTCGGTGGATTCATTTTTCGCCCATAAATACAAGGCGTTGCCGCCAGATTCATAAACGACTTCATCACCACCAACCTTAACTCTGTTGGCCAATTCGACGAGCTTGTTCCAGTCGCTTGCCGCAATGGAAAGCGGGTCGCCAACATTCTTTTTTTTCATCGTCCGATCCCTAAATCTCTCAAATTTGCAGATTCATATACACGTTCAACAAACACGGCATAAGGGACGTTTACTAGTCCTCGACCGGCTACTACCGCTTTCTCATAAGCGACCCATAGATACTCGTGACCTTTTTTGTTCACGGGATCGCATCCATCAAACGCTACAATACCTATTTGATTTTTTGATACTTCAAACGTGTAGGTAATTTTGACTATTTGCGAATCCTGTTGTGCTATCTGAGCGGAAACGAATCGCACTTCACCGGCTTCAAATGTACGCCACGCGACCGAATTAACTTTGCCACGCAATTCCATCAATCGTTTGATATATTCCCAACGTATCAAATTTCTTTGAAACGTCCAAACCTCGGAGAATGTCATTTTTGTAGTGTCAATATCTACGCCTTCAACTCCATCAGGCGTAACATTGATCGCACGCTTAAAATCAGGAAGCGGCCTTAAATCTGCCGGACTTTTGGCCGATGCTCTAGTTTCTAACGATTGAGTAATTTTTAGAGTTTGCGAGGAAATGTCAACGGTTGCATCCGCTGTAAATATGTCAGTATCGCTAGGATCATATGACGCATTAGCATCGGGGGTAGTTGGGTTATCGCTGCCTTCACGGGTACCTAAACGATAATCTACTACGCATTCCCATTTATCATAGCCGACCGGCTTAATTGATCCACCGGCTCGTAGCAAGCCGTCATAGGTCAGAGGCGAATAGGAAATAATCAGCGATCGTACTAACGGCTCGCTTGTTAATCCTGTAACGAGATAGGTCAAAGACGCTGAAGGGTTCTCGCCCCATTGCGTCATCGGTGCCGAGACTAATTCAATTACGCTTGCCATATTCTAAAACTCAATCAATTAAACAAATTTGAATACGTTGATAAACTGAGCGATTTGGTCGTTCATATCCTCGATACCTTTTTCGATATTTTTTTGTACGTCTAATTGTTTTTTCTCTATCTCAGTTATGCCGCCAATTCCACCGAAAACTTGTTGGTAGTTGGATGCGGAGAACACGCCTCTAGACGCAGACAAAATCGCTGGCCCGAGTTGTTTTTTGCTCGATGTCATTTTTTGTTCTTGATTCTGCATCGCTTCTTTAAGCGCTCTTTTTGCAGCCGCTTCGCCTATGAGTTCGTCTAGTTTGTTTTGTTCTTCTGCGAGCTTCTCTCGTGCATCTTCGAGCGCTTTTTCTCTCGCATTCAATCGTTCTTGCCGTTTTTGCTCACGCTCTTTTTGTATCTCGGCTTGCAATTCCCTTATGCGTGCTGGATTGCGTGCTAGTTCCTCGGCTTTTGCTAGTTTCTCAGCGAGTTCGTCGAATCCAAGCGACTTGGCGGCCTTCCGCAATGTTGAGTAAATTTTTTCAAACACCGATGAGAATTTCCGAAAGAGGAACGAGTAAAAATCGAGGATAACATCAGTTATCGACTCACCTATTTTGTGCCAACCGTCTACAAAAAATCCCTTGAAGCGGTTCCAGATTCGTTGCATTTTAACGACTAAATCTTGCCACAAAACGAGCAACGATTGAACGAGGATAGAGAACGCTAGTTTAATATCGCCAGCGAGTATTGCGTCTTTTATCCCAGCGAAAACGCCGCCTAAAAAATCCTTCACGCTTGCGAACATTTCTCGAATTGGCTCGCCTAAATCTAGCAAGCTATACAGAGCGTAAGCGAGTCCGGCAACGATCGCTACCACAAGCGCAATCTTCAACGCAGCGACAGAGAATACCGCCGAAAATACTGCGCCGATTGTGGTAGCAATGGTGACAAGCCCGCCAATGGCAACGGATGCAATTGCAGCGGCTCCACCGATACCTAGTAACGCAATCCCAACAGCACTAATAGCAGCGGCAACTATGCCTACAATTTGAACGAGCGAACGATTCTCTTGAATGAATTCTCTGACACTTTTACCAACGTCAAAGATTACGGTACCTATTTCCCGCATCGTTTCTTTGCTCGGGAGTATCGCTTGACCTAGAGATATAAACGTATATTTCAATGTTGATATGATTTTTTCTAACTGATCCATCGCCTCGGTTGCAAGCTCGGCATCTTCCGTGCTGACGCTTGCTCCAATCGCCTTCGCCTCTTTGCGATACTCTCTGATAGCAGCGCTCCCTTTACCTAGCAGCGCAGCGGCCTTCCCGCCTTTTTCTCCAAGCAATTGCATCGCCAGAGCGTTTCTTTTGGCCGGATTCTCTATAGTCGCAAGCCCGTCAGCGATCGCCTCTAGTTGCTGGTCTATCGGCAGGTTGATAATATCCTGCACATTCACGCCTAGTTCGGCGAACTTGTTTGCTAGTTCAGCATTCCCGCTCGCCGCAGCGGCGATATTTTTTTGCATGTCCTTGAGTATGTCGGCAGTATCTTCGGTCGATAATCCTACACGCTCAAACGCATAAGCTAATTCTGATACGATCTCGGTCGAAGTGCCGAATCGCTCGGCCATTTTGGCGATTGCATCAGCACGAGAAATGAAATTGTCAGCGGCTTTTGCAAGCGTACCTAGGACACTACCACCGAACCCTGAAACAGCGGCCCCAACTATTGAGATTTTTTTTGCAAACGCGAGCAATGCTTTTTTAGAACGTTCTAACGCCTTTATGAATTTACTATCGTTTGCGAATATCTCAACAAACGCCTTGCCGGCTCGTATTGCTCCCGATGAACTATTACTCATAGCGATGCCTTTTTTTTGGTTATTTGCCGCAGTGCGAAACCCAATAGGTCAAATGCCATGCGTTGGCTTTCAGGCGTAACTTCCTCGATTATTCTATACCGTTGCGGTAGTAGTTTATTCAGATCGGTCGGGCTTTTTCTCAGCGAAACTGAGTCGGCGATATATGCCGCTAGTATTGCTGATCGTTGCCATTCTGCACGCTGCCTACCATCGGCCATAAATAGTAATTGTCGCATGGAAAACGGTAGTGGATTTATGCCAGCGATGCCGGCAAGCTCGAAACAGATTCGCTCTAAATTTCCTCGATCTTCTCGTTTATCTCCGCCTCGATTTTGCTCCAGATATGCCCGATCTTCTTCGGCAATTTCTCCCGAATGCTCGGGCTCGGGGAAAAATTTATCACTAACTCAACGATCGCTCTCGTCGCCTCGCCAATCATTCTGCCGTCAAGTAACTCGGCGATTTCGTCTTCGCTTTTTTTGGAGAGTATAGCTAACGTTTGAACGATAGCTTCAATGTTGGATAGTTTATCGGCTTCGCCTTCACGGAAGAAATTGAATAGATCAATCTGCGTTTTCGCCTTGATTTTTAGGGCGATGGCAACATTTATCGGGTAGAGTAATAACTCGCCACCGCTTTCATTATGAATGATCATTGAACGAATCTCCGAAAAATAGAGACGGGTTGACCTTTTTTTCTTGCTCTAGTGCTGGACGCATAAACGGTCGTTTTTGGTAGCGTAATTGACGGCCTCGATCGGTTACTCTAATGCCGCCATACTCTAGCAGCGAGGGCGCTTCCTTTTTTTTGAGAGCGATCGGGCCAACGAAAACCCTACCCGTGTCAGGTTCGTAAGCGAAATAGATATGCTTTCGTAGAAGCCCGATATGAGAATGCGGCGGGTTATTCGGATCGCTTACTCGCTTGCTCTTTCTGATAGACGTTTGAGCACGACGACGAACAAACGCACCCGCTTTGGAAAGCGACTTCCTTTTCGCTTTATCCAACGCTTTGATAACTTTCTCATTATCAAAAAATAAACGCTCTACTCGTGCCTTTATGTCAATCATATAAACGTTCTTTGATATGTCAGATTATGCGAAATCAATCCAAGTCGGCGTGTCAGGCGCAGTAATTTTGACCGCTTTAGGTTTCTCGGCTGCGTTGCTAGAAGTCGGTGCTAGTTCAATGTCACGATAAAGGACCGAACCGAGATTTTGTTCCTGCGACCATGTAAATACACGGGCAAGGAATCGATAACCCGTTACTCCAACAACGCTTAAAGGGCCGTCAAGGCAGAGAATGTCGAGCGTGCTACCATTTATGTACGCCTGACGAACCGCCTCGTAATCCTCATCGTCATAGATTACTCGGATTTTGGCCGTGATGGAAATATCAACGACCCCCGGCTCGTAGGTTGCCACCGGCCCAGTTAAGCGAGTATGCGTCGAGACCTTCTCTCGCGCATCATTGATAGAGCAATCGCCAACGATTGGAATTTCGTTCCATACTGGCGCATCATAGGTCCCCGCGTTGCGATATAGTTTCGCGTTGAATCCAAACGGCATGAATTAACCCTCTAATGCTCAATTGATTAACTAATTATTGTACGCAATGTAATTTCAAGCTCGGAGTAAAATACCTTATACTCTCTCGCCATGTCGGCATCGCTGGCCACTAGGTTCACGATGGAAATAATCTCGTAATCGTCGAAATATTCTTCCTCGTAAATTGGGAAAAAAATCTCTTTCTCGACAAACTCTTTTTTCTCTCGTATAAACGCATCAAATGGTATTGATTGATCTAAGGCATATCGCTGAGCGATAATCAATCCTAAGCGAACTACGAAGAATTCCTCGGAGCGTGTGAGAGAATCACCGACCTCGTAATTCATAGGAACGATGATGATATTCAGATTATCTAGCATCGTCCCTTTATCGCGGTCGTTTATTTCTATCTGCGGGGATTCCTTTATCGCATAAACGATTGTTGGATCATCCAAACGATCTTCCAGATATTCCCTAATCAATTCGCAGCACAAGTCGACACTAGCGGCCATATTCTACCTACGCTTTGTGTGGATTCTGACTATCTCTCTCGCTGAATCAATGTAACGCCAAGGCGGGTCAGTTACGCCCGATGGAACCGAGACTACGAAGGCGATTTCTTCTCCGTTGATATTCTCTAGGATTATGTCGTCCTCTTGCGGCTCGCCAAATTCCTCGAATATCTCTGAGATTGCGAGCATGTAATCTCGTTCACTCCAAGTAACGTAATTGCCGAACCCGCCTCGATCAATTGAGGAAAAAAGAGTACGGCCCGCCCACGCTTTGACAATCTTTTGATTATCTCCACGTTTGTAGGTTACGTTTGTTCCGACAGATTTTGCAAGCGTTGATGCGAGAAAAAAGCTCGCCGCCTGCTTGAACAAACTCATACGCTTTATCCTCGAAATGAATTACATCGACGGCATATGAACCACTAGGCAAGTTTCGCCATCGCCAGCGCAAGCGGTAGCAGTAACACCGAAGACCTTATTCGTGCCCGCCGTGAGCGTAACTTTATTCGCCGTGTTGTCCCAATAGACTTTTTTATCTGCCGCGATTACGCCATCACCTACACAACGATAAACACCGCCAAACGATGCCAATGAACCTAGTTCATTCGCTGCGATTGCTCGATGAGCAATGCGAACAGTGTCGTTGGTTACTACTACCATTCCAGCATCTATCGGAGCCGATGGCGTGTAGTCAATCATTAGAGGGTTCCCATGTACGAAAGTCGCTTCCATATGTCACCTTTCAAATTTTGTTTATATGTTAGTATGTTAGATCGTTTGAATTACACGGTCGCTTTGACGCCGCCTCGATAATCTTGCTTAGCGACCCCAAAATCATAATATCCTCGCATCTGAATTCCCAATTGATCGAAGTCGGCGTCGGCTGTTTCGATCACGGGAGTTTCATTCCCATCGACGAAACAAACTTCCATAACGGCGACTTGTGCAGGGTCGGCGATCAGATACCACGAACTAGAGGAACTACCCGAGATAGTTGTGTTACTCAAATAAGGCGACGTGATGACGACAAAATCTTTCCCAGCGTGTGGGTTCCCCGTTGAGTATTTCGCACCGGATGCGTTGTCTCGTAACTCAGTTTGCGGGGCGATCAAAGCTCGTGCAGTATTAGCTAATGCAACCGGCACGAGCAAAAATCGAGGCGTAATATCTAACGGTGAACCATCGGGCTTCGTTTGTTCCATGAATTTCGTTTCCGCATTTGTTAACCCTGAAATTCCCAGCGGAGACGATGTTGCTAGGTTATTGTTGGATGTTGAGAAAAACGTTGCATTATCGAGAAACGTCGTCCAAAACACTTTATTTAGTTTGCTCGCCGCGCCTAAACCAAGCTCGTTGGGAACCTCGGTCAATGCTCCGAGATCATCGTTGATAATATCCTGACGTGTGATCGTGATCAGTTTCGCATAAGTTCGAGCTTGATTCACGAACGGTTGGTCAGATAGGCGACCGTGTTTGATCTGACCGTCTGGCCCGACTTCCTCAAACTCTAAATAACCAACGAGGCGGAGCGACGTATTTTGCTTGAAGTCGCTGACGCTCTTGATTCGTGCGATATTTCTCCAAACGTCAGACACCGAGCGATAACCTTCGAGTAGGAATTTATTGGCCACGTTACTGAGTAAATTACTAATATCGACGTTCGAGATTCCAGCGGCTGCAATTGAGGGTCGATACAGAGCGGCGAGAATTTCTTTCACGTTATCGTTTCGGATGTAAGGTCGCCCACTATATCCGTTCGCTTTTGCTAGTTCTAAGAGCGACTCTTGCAAGCCGATTCGGCCACGATAACGCTTGTGGGATTCATCGAGAACCTGTTCAGAGAATGACGCTTCGAGTCGTTCTCGTTTCATTCCTGCCGTCTGACAAATCGCCGCTTCCACGACCTGAGCGATATTCTGAGAACCGTTATTAAATGGGTTTTTTGCGACAACATTCACACGGGAATTTCGCAAACAGAATAACTCGAACTTCTCACTACTCCAACCGTTTTCGATCGCTTTTGCTACATCGTCTGCGTTCGCTGAGTAATTGGAAGCGATCTTGCGGATCGCATCAATTCTCTTAATTTCGTTAGAGTATTCCGCTCGAATCGCATTCAAGCTACTCGAACTTTTTCTCGCTTGTGTTCGCTTCGCTTGTGCGACTTTTTCCTCATCGAGAATAAGATCATTTACTGGCGGCTCTTGCGCTGTCATTTTTGTTTGATCGTCAACCTGAGTAGTACTATCCTGCGAACCCTCTAATTGATCGAGATAGAATTTCTCGAACTCGACGCGCAATTTTGCTAGCGTGTCCTCGCTTAGGTTCATCGCATCTAAACCCATTGATGCGAGCCATTGTTCAAAATTCATTGCGTTAACCTCCGTTGTGCGGGAACCTACAATAATAGTTTGAGTATTTGAATCTGCGCCTAGAACGACGACAGATATTTCACGCAAAGCGAATCCTCTTGCAACATATAACGGCCCTTGATACTCGCGGCCGTTTACTTGTGCGATACTTTTGGGCGGGATGAATTCCATCTCGCTAGCATCACCGCCAACGCTTGCTTGCAACGGGACGCCAGAGCGATATAGTCTCAGTAGCTTATCTGAGAGATACTCGCCAGAATCGTCCTTTTTGCCGAGCTTAGATGCGATATATCCTTCGGCATGAATCAAAGAATTTTGATATGTTATCGTGTTCGTCTTCCCTATCACGTTGTCAATATCCGCTTTGTGATCGTGCAGGATAGGGACGTTTTGAATTACATTTTTTGCAGACGCAACATCGATAACGATTGGATATTCATATAACGGTAAATTCATTGCGTCGCCAGTATACGCGATAATGCGACAAGCCGTCCTACTCAATTCGCTCTCTGCATCATCAGCGAAAAGAGTTGCAGCGATGCTCAATTTACTTTTTGTTTTTTTTTGTGCCGTAATACTAGCACGCAATTCCTGATCGACCATAGTTAACCCGTCGAGCTTATCCTGAATGGGGTTCGGATTGAATTCTACGCCAGAGAACCCTAGACCTAATTCACGGCATCGATCCAATTCTCTGCGCCGTTGTATTAGTTGTTCTTCCCAATCGAGACCACGTGCGGAGTAAATCTCAGAGAGAGTAGTCGTGCCATTCATCAATCGCAGATTGTCAGTCGTCGCATCTTTCAGCGGGTCGATACTAGGCCGAGCGTCGAAATTCCAAGTGCGAGTAAACTGAGTAGGTAGAACGATTCCGTCTTGCAACATAGCGAGACGAAATTCTTCATACCAACGTTCAAAAATTGGATTGATTACACAACGAATAAACTCTGATCGTTCAATATCGCGACGCATCTCATACGATTGATGATCTAGCCGAGCGGAGGAATAGTTGTATTTCGAGGAATCGCCTGCGATTACTCCGAATGGGATATCGAGACAACGCCCTATTTCTCTGAGCAAAACGTCGACAAATGCAGGATAGTTTGTCGTCGGTTGCTCCGGTTTGAATTGGCTTCCGTGCCAACCGGCGGGCAGCGTCAATAGCGACCCGACTTCGAGCGGGATGTAATCAATAGGCGATTCCTGAATCATCGGTTCAGCCGCTGGAATATTCGTTTCCATGACACCGGCTAGCATCGCTGCCGTTTCAGCGGCACGAATCGTAGCGAGAGTATATCTTCGCAATTGTGCAAATAGTTCTAGTGCTGGTGTCAGTTCGGGGATTCCTCGTAGTTGTCCAGCACGAGTAGGGCGGAACCAATGAATGACATGCGAGGCCGGAACCCAATCGTTTTTCCATGACGACCCATAGGATCGAGGGTCGCTAGGATGCGCCCGCAAAATTGAGTAAGCGATCGGCTTACCATTCTGGTCACATTTGATTCCATCGTCAGAGTTATCGCCTCTGAGATAGGGCGTGTAGAATGGTTCGGCGATTTGATCCGCTTCAATCAATCGCAAATCGAGAGATACTCGACAAATTGGGATAAATGACAAGTCGCTTGAGAAGACGATAAACCCTTCGCCGTCTCTACGTCTGGATGTTTCTAAAATCCTTAGAGCGTTGTTCAAGCCGCTCGCTCTTGACCACGATTCAAAGCTCGTTTCAATCAATCGGCATAGGTTGCGATCAATGCCGTGAACCTGTAACCTCGGCCCGCGCCCAATTAGATCAGCGACAAGCGTATCTACAGCGCCTCGGCAATAGCTATTGTTGTCATACTCATAACGTGACCTATTGCGGAGAGTACGGCGATTAACCGGCGTGTTCAAAGAAGCGGGGTGCGAGGATTTTGCTCGTGACCAATGACGTTGGTTCCCGTCGTGTGTCTGAGCCGCTTCATAGATGCCGAAGATTCGCTTGAGGAAACGTATCATAATTTTTTGATATGTTGATCTAATTGGGTCGAGGCGGCTTCACACGAGCAATGCGAAGGCATTTCCACGCTGAATGAGTTTCGCCTACTTTTTTGCTCGCGAGATACTGATCGGCCTGAATCAATTCGTCAACGCTTCGAGTCGTTACGCTTTGCCCGTCAACGCTGACCGATTGCGGCTGCTCGATTAGTTCTTCGATCTTCTCGTTTAGGTTCATACTCTCATTTTCGTCATAGCGTTAATTTTGTCTACGCTTTTTCGCTTTTTGCTCGGCAGCGATTTCGCTCCATTTCCGTTTATTACGTTTGTCACCTATTTCCGAATTATTACCACTAGGGAATATGTTGTTATTTATCCCGCTGATGGAAGCGGCTACCATTGCGAGAACAGAGGAATCGAGCCAATGGTTCTCGGGGTTCGTTGGTTTAACTCGCCATTCGATAGCTTCTCTCGTTCTCGAAGTAACTCGGATAGGAATCTCGGCCATTAGATGCGAGAAAAACGCTTGATGGAACGCATTAGTTTCGTTGTATATATTCAGTGAGTTAGTGGTATTGGCCGAGGAAATACGTTCCGCAAAAGTCGTCTTCCAGTAGTTCGCATCGAATATAACTAATTGCGATAGGTATTGTCCAGTCGCTGCACGAATTCGCCAATTATTTCCAGCACGATCGCCTAGTTTGAGCGGCCATTCTGATATTGGCTTAGATGTTGCAGCGATCGAATATCCCTTCGCTGGTATTATGATGCTCCTCAATTTACTCTCTCTCGCCCAGCGATAGATAACATTCGACTGATAACCACTATCGACTAGGATTCTCTCGATGTTTATTTGCGTACCATTCTCACGCAAATAAGAGCGTGAGAGTAAAAGATTAGTCAAACTATCTAGAGAATTATAGATTCTCTGTTCGGCGCTTAGTTCCGGATATACAGCCGATAAACCTCTCGTAGGCGACGATGCAGAGAATGCCAAGCCGCCTTGTTCAGGATACGTCCCGTAATCGATGATAGTACCGCCACCGCTGGGGTTCCATGCGATCATAGTGTAATAAATGATTTCGCTTTGAACGTCTATACCTACTGAGATAATTGCGGCATCGTTCGGGCTTAGGTATCGCTTTGTAGGAACGATCTTTCTCTCTAGGTTTTCGATTTGAACTAGGGCGCTGTCTGACAACGACTTCGGCATATTCTGATATTCGGCATAGAATACTTCGGGCGCTCTCAAATACAATTCGAGGGCGTGCTGGATCGCAGAAACCTGTTCGCTTGTATATCGATGTTGCCATGTAACACGAGCGCCGTAATCCATTGCGTCTCGGTTTGCGATGTAGAATTGGTTCGCGATTCTCCGCTCTTGCCCGATTAGGATTTCGTAGTAGTGTTGCCACAAATCGAGCCGACTAGGAAAGCTCGACAACATAGGATAGCGTTGGCCATGCCATTGCGGGTTCCGTTTGTTGTCCACGATTCTATCCACTAAATCATCTCGACATATGATCGTTCCTGCGAGAATTGCAGCGATCGTCTTATTAGGGCCGGCTAGACCTAGCACCGCGCCATTCACCACGTTTTCTCTATTAGTTGTTTGAACGATTGATTTTGAGCTTTCATCAGTTTGCGGGTCGTCAATAATCACCAAGTCGGGGCGATATTTTTTCCCGTTGATGTTGGCCGATAACCCTCGAATTGAGGAAGTGATCCCCGCACTGATAATTCTATTTCCTGATATTTCGCTCCCTTCAATTGTGGGAAACGATAGTAATTTTGGCGTCCAAGCGTAACGTATCAAATTCCCTTTATACGTTTGCAAAGTATAACGACCACTAGAACGATGGATCGGGAGCGTCAGATTCCTAAAATCTTCCTCGATCGATTCGTTGATCTCGATCTCTTGTTTAATTGAATTTAAAAACGCCGCTGCTTGTGTTTCTGTCGCTGAGAGAATAACCACAAAGCGCCGATGAGAATATAGAGTCGCCCATATTACAGCCGCTTCCAGTAGCGTTGTCTTACCGCTTCCTCGTGGCATAGCAAACGCAAATTGTCCATCGCCTAGAATGATTCTCTCTATTGTCGAAATGCAGTCGTCGTGCATCTCGCCGAATGGTAATTCGAATCGCTGAGATAGGTAAGTCGTGCAAAAATCCCTAAATGAATTCCTACACGATTCCCTTCGTTCCGGATTATCGCAGAATACAAAATCGCCTATTTCCCTATGCGCCTCAACGGAAATTCTCTGACGCTCAATCGTCTTTTCCCGCTGCCGCTTGTACGCTTCAACACGCTTTGCGACTTGTTCCTCTAAGTAATCCTCATGCGTGAGTAAATGACGGAATAACCACGAAGCGAACCGAAGGAAATTGATCTTCTCTCGTGGGTTCTTCCGGACGTGGAAAGCGGATAAATCTAATAATCTTTTGATTATACTCGGGCTTATCATCCCGCCAGAATAGCTAGAGGAATTGAGCAAGTGCGCCAATTCTGTTGGCGTCATCGCTTGTAGGTTTAGTTCATCGCTCATTCATGTATTTAACTATTGCGGCGCATAGGTCAACGATTGAAACGCCTTTTTGCGACTGCAAAATTTCCTTTATCAAACGATGCGCCATAATCCTATCTATCTCATTCTGCGAAAATTTTGAGCGTTGCAAAAACGACCTTATGTCGCCCTCTTTCATGCTCGTTAGGTTCATCGAGATTCCTCTCGCAGTATCATCGGACAAGCGTACGGCTTGATTTTATGATGCACACGATTCATGCTAGCCGAATACTCTATATCGATGTTGCCCGGCCACAAAAGAAACGAGTGAATACTCTATCCGCTCGCTTGTAGGTAATTATCACGATTCCAGCATTACGCATAAATTTCCCTTTATTCGTTAATCGGCTGCGACCTCTTATCCTTCGACTTATCAAGCAACTCATTCAGGCGATCGTTCATTTTGATAAACCCTCTCTCGATCGCTGAATCTATGTCGACTATCACCAGCGCCAAAACCTCAAATAGTGATTTAACTATCTGATCGCTGTAGCAATAGTATTTTGCAATAAGATCGAAACGGAATCGTATAAACCCATGAGCGGCAGCACATAGGAAGTCGTGTATATCGCGAGATAAAACGTTGCGATAGGAATTGATCTTGACTAGTAGTTGGTCGGCTTTCTCACGATTGTATAACTCAGTTATCGTGGGCGGCGAATCCTTTTTCGGCTCGTAGACTATCGGCCTTGTCTGGGTCGATACATATTTTTCTTCCTGTTGACCGTCTTTGCTCGTGCCGCTTTGTTCGTCTTCCTCATCGCCTTCGCGCTCTTCATCGCCTTCGATCTCGTCATAACCCTCGCCCTCTTTTTTGCCTTCGATTGCGCTCGATTCGTTTTGTCGCTCAATTGAATCTTTGATCGTTGCCAACAAATCGTCGAGAGCAAACGCCTCGTATGAAATTGCATCATCGCCGAGCTTACTCAATTCGCTTTGCAGTAGGTCAATGTCCCATTCCGCGAACTCATTACTACGATTGTCAGCGATTCGATATGCTCGCACTTGCTCTTCGCTCAGATCGGTCGCAACGTGAACGGGAACTACTGATAGATTCAGATATTTTGATGCGTGGTAACGTGTGTGGCCAGCGATAATGACATAGTTTGAATCAACTACTATCGGTTGCCGAAACCCATATTGCCTAATACTCTCAGCGACCGCTCGAATCGCTTCATCGCTGATATTTCTAGGGTTATTCTCATACGGCTTGATCCGATCTATCGAGATCGCTTGAACTATCATAAAACTATTCCAGTATTGTTTTAACCTCTTCGTATGTTGACGGCCTCGCTACTATGAACGACAAGCCGCAACGAAGAATCCTCTTACGCCATAATATTTGCTCGTTTGTAAGACGTCCAGTATCCGTTTTGACTTCGATGAAAAGTATACGCTCATCTCGCACTAGGATCAGGTCGGGGAACCCCTTCCCATCGATCGCAGCCGGCGTGAACCAACGACCTCGATGATAGAGTTTCGTAAAATGAACTACGGCCCAATTTTTCAGTTTCGCATAAGCGACTATCTCTCTCTGATAGTCCGACTCGTTTCTTTTTTTTCTACGCGCCATAAAACCTATCGCTTACTCAGTTAGATAATCTCATTTCTATCATATCGACAGATCGAACGAGCAAAAAATAAATAAAGCGTCTGCAAAAATCTGACTGTTCCCGATGCGATGACGTTTTTTTGGATCATCGAGAAGGAACCAAGGGGGGGGCGATTATCAAAATATAAACCTATTTTGATGCGTTGACATTCTTACAATCGTTCAAGTATGTGCGTTGTCATTCATTGACCGCAGGAATTCCCCGAATCTATCAAAATA